GTTAAAGGATCCCATCTGAACCAGGCAGCTTCGCAGCTTTACCTTTCAGATGTCTGGCACACGATCAAAAGTCACGTGCACCGCCGCCTCAGATAAACCCACTTGTGGTTCTGAGGCTCAAACGTGTCGTAGCTGCCGCAAGGCAGTGCTAGACACAAGAGAGACCGTTGTCAACGGCTTAAGACTTATTCGGATTCGCTATGGGCTACCCCATAGTGAATGCCCGGATCTTGAGCCGTCTGATTTAAATCGCTTTCTCTCTTTTCTTCTACTTCAGGGTCAGAAAAGGGCCTCCGTGCCTTTTCCTCGCCGCCAAACAGGCAGCAGGGATTGTTCGGGGTTTCTGACTTTGTCGAGGATGGGGAAACGAATGCGATGGGAATTTGCTCATTCCGTTGCATCAATTAAGCGCAACCTTCCTCAAGGTTGTCGTTTCCACACCCCTTCCTGCGCAGACGCATGGAAAGCATCTGCGTTCTCTAACCCTCCCCCTTCTTCTCCGGAGTACCTCTCGTTTATACGCAGAGAGGTACGCAGGATGTTTCCATTCGGTTGGGACCGTGACTATGAGAAATTTGTGTATTCTCATGTCCCCAATGCCACTGCTAGGTTCTCAGAACAGAGAGCCGACTATGCGTGGAAGGGCGAATGGAAGTCCTACGTCGGTCAATGCTTGAGCGGTCCCTTTGTCACAGGGATACCGTTCCAAGCGCGGTACAAGGAGGTGCTTAGTGCCGGTAAAGTCAGGCCTTTGATTATCTATGATAAGGCTATTGACATGTTGGCTCCTTTGCACAAGATGCTTTATAAGCATCTTTCCAGGCAATCCTGGTGCCTTGTCGGACCGCCGACGGCAGAGAAGATATCATCTGTTTGTAGGTACAGATATCAGACTAGCATTGACCTTGTCAGTGCTACTGATAATCTGTCCCTCGAGTCCACAGAGGCCATCCTCGGTTCACTCCTTAGTAAGTGTGAACGGGTTCCTGGCGGCATACGTGAGCTTGCTCACTTGTCGCTTAGGCCCTTAGTAACAGTGAACGGTGTTGTCGAGGGCGAAGTGACCCACGGACAGATGATGGGGGCCTACCTTTCCTTTCCTTTGCTCTGTCTGCAATCTTACCTTGCGGCTCGCTGGGCTATGAGAGGCCATAAGGCTTCTTATTTAGTCAACGGCGATGACTGCTTGGTAAGTTCAGATGCTTACGTGTCGCCCGAGTCTTATCCTTCCGGATGGAAGCTTAATGACAAAAAGACGATACGAAGCGAAGTGGTGGCCGAGGTCAACTCGACCGCCTTTCTGAGCGGAGGTGGTAAATGGCGCGAGGTGCGTCATTTGAGGAGAGGAGGTTTTCAAACCGATTTTAAAGGGATGATGCACGCCGCAAGCGCGGTGCGCTTTTCCCGCGAGTGGACGGATGCGTTCGTTCGCTCTCGAATCGGAAAGAAATGGGGTTTCCTACCTCACCAGCTCCGGCTTCATCCTAAGTCGTATCCTGCCTTTTGCAGGACTCGGGAGATGTGGCATCGGCTTTTTACGCCTTTGCCTCTCGCCCCTTCTCAGGAAAAGAGCCCGGAGATCATTGGCCTACGTAGGGCCTTAGATTCCGACGAACGGATTGCTTTTACTGCTTGGCAGTGGCAAAACGGTCGGGATGGTGGTAGGAAGAGAGACGTTTATTCACCTAGCGTGGGTGAATTACGTAGGACATACGCGTACAGGGTTGTGAAGCCCTGGTCCCGACTTAGCTACGTGTCTAAGTTGGCATCGTTAAAATACGATGACGCGTATGGAAAAGTAGAGGACGATATGCAATTCGTTCCTGACGAATATATATCGTTAAGAGAGATGCGTGCCATTAGGGAAAAGCTTTGCTTTATCCCACAGGTTGATGGCTAATTCACATCGGTCTCTTGGCGTCCCATAGTTCTGGCAACAGAATTGTCGCGGGGCGAACGACGTCACATGCTGATAAGCAAG